ACTCCCTGCGAAAAAGACGACCCCTTCCCTGAGAATACGGGCACATGGTCCGTTGAGTCTCTGAACCCCTTTCGGAGACCCAATACCCAACCATGATACTCCTTGTAATCGCTGTAACCGCAGTTGTACTTGCCTCGGCGCTCTGCTCCGGCTCTGAAGCCGCCTTGATGGCAATGCCCAACGTGCGTGTTCGCCAGCTCGCGGAGGAAGGTGGCTCAACAGCCGCCATACTGCTCCGGTTGAAAGACAACCTCGACAGGCCCATTGCTGCCATCGTGGTTCTCAACAACATCGCCAACATCGTCGGCTCCATCGTGGTTGGTGGGATTGCTACTGACGTGCTCGGAAGTGCCTACCTCGGTGCCTTCTCAGCCGTGTTGACCTTCGCCATCATCCTCTTCGCAGAGATCATCCCCAAGAGCATCGGCACCAACTACCCGGAGCGCATCAGCCTCCTGATTGCACGACCGCTCAGTGCGATCTCGTGGTTGCTGACCCCGGCACTCTGGATGCTCGAACAGGTGACCAAGCTCATTGGCGGACCCAACGGTGCTACGGCAGCGGACGAGGCTACCTTGCGCTTCATGGTGCGGGAAGCCGGACGTGAGGACCAGATTGAGGAGGATGAGCGCGACATGATCCTCCGGGTGTTCAGCCTCAACGACCTGACCGCCAGCGACATCATGACTCCCCGTACCGCGATGACCTACCTCCGCGCTGACCTGACTGCCAAGGAGCAGGAGGCCCAGATCAAGGCGTCACAGCACTCCCGCATCATCGTTGTGGGTGAGACGCTCGACGACGTGGTGGGCGTGGTGATGCTGAGGGACTTGCTCCTCTCGCTCATGAATGGCGGACTGCTACCGAAGCCTGTGCCTGCCGCCTTTGTCAGCCCCGACATGCCCGCCGATGAGCTCATGCGGCACTTCCTACCCGCGCGGAACCACATGGCTCTCGTGCGGGGAGAGTACGGCGCGGTACATGGCTTGGTGACCCTCGAGGACGTCCTTGAGATCGTTGTTGGCGAAGAGATTGTTGACGAGACTGACCGTGACGACGACATGCAGGCTGTTGCACGGGACCGCGCTACATCCTGAATAGCCTCTGAGTGATCAGGCGCTCCGTCCGTTACCTGTGCAGCACGGAGCACAACATGGCCCTCGCCCAGCGACAAGACAGCACCACCGACCAGATCGAAACCGTCATCGAAGAGGCGCGCAAGCAGGACTTCCCCGTGGCATGGCTCGAGGACTGGGAAGACTGGACGCGCTCAGAGAGCGCGGACCTCGTGGGGTGCTACTGCATCATCGCTGATGAGGCCGGGTGCTACGACGCCAAGGACGCCATCATGCGCAAGTGGGAAGCTGCCTCATGATCGGACGCACCATCACCTGCTACCCGATGGACGGGACCAAGCCCCAGTTCGAACTCGAAATCACGAACAGTGGGCGCGGGCTCATTGATCTTCGTGTCAAAGGGACAGGCGACGGTGTGAACTGGACCGGATTCCAGTTCGACGGCTACAACCGACCGCATCAGTTCAAACCCGAGTGGCTGCATACAGTCCGCTTCCACGGCTACCTCATCAAGGGCAGCGGCAAAAACCGCGACGTGATGGAGGTGGACTTCTGGCTGAAGGAGATAGACAGTGCCGACTGAGACCATCGCAAACCCCAACTTCAGCATCGTCCTACCCGGAGCCTGTCAGGCTCGTTGTGGGTTCTGCTATTGGAAACGCTCGGACAATGAGCTACGCCTCAAGGCGTGGGCATCTGAGCTGAACCGCGTGCTGGGAGCCCTGCCCCCACAGTTCAAGACCCTCTCCCTCACCGGAGGAGAGACTGTACTCAGCCCCTACCTCAAGCGTGCGCTGAGTGTGATCGAGCTCCACAAGGAGCGCTTCGACCGAGTGGTGCTGACCACCAACGGGGGGTCTCCCAAGAACTTCGACAAGCTGAGGGACCTGTTCGACGGGGTGGTGGACCACATCAACCTCTCACGTCACGCCCTCAACGAGCTTGAGAACCGTGCGGCCTTCGGAGACTGCAAGACCATCAACTGGGAAGAGACCGAGACCTTCTGCACCAAGATGGCTGAGGTTGGAATCGACGTGACCATCAGCGCCGTGCTCGGCATCTGGTGGGGAGAGATGATCCTCGGAGAGTGGGTAGGAGCCGACAAGGCATACACCCGCGCATTCCTCGCCAAGTGCAAGAGCGTTGGAGCCGGAGCGGTATTCCTCCGCAAGCTTCACGGCACGCTCGACACTCACCCGTTGCAGGACAACTTCAGCGAAGAGGCCACGGTGGAGCATGGCTGCCCGACGTGCAAGGACTTCGTCATGACCATCGACGGGGTGCGCGTGCATTGGAAGTACAGCACGCTCGAGCCAAGCGATGATCTCGGCCTTGTGTACGAGGTGATTCTGCAGCCCGACGGTAGGATGACTACCGGATGGACCACCGACGAGCCCTACGAGCTCCCAGTGCCCGAGCCAGTGCGGGCCTCGGTGGCAAGCTCTACATCAGGGTGCGGAGGTACTACTCGGAGCTGCGGTAGCTGATCAGAAATCGTTGCCGTACTCATCGCCCGTGCCGGTGTAGGTCATCTGCACCTGGCCGAGTGTGAGGTACTCCATCACGAAAGCCTCAATGTCACCCGTGCCGCTCTCGCCATCAACGATGTAGGAAGCCGCCCAGGTGTGGTCCTCAGGCGTTTCTCCCTTCGGCAAACTCACCAACACGCGGTTCGCTGTCACAATGCCAGCATCCAACAGCAAACCGCCCAGGCCGCAGTCACATACGTCGAAGCCCAAACGTCCAACGATCAGAGCGGAGCCGGGGTTGCTCTCCAGCTCGCAGAAGTCGCTCTCAAGCTCAAACAGCGTCATCGGCTGGTCGTCCATGAAGACGCCACGGTGAAGTGTGTTGGGTCCTCCACCCGTTGAGGTGTTGAAGGTGAGCTGCTGGTTGATGAGCCACACGTCCGCTTCCTGTCCCTCAACTACCTTTGTGGAGTCGGAGTCCAGAGCGTCACGGAGGATCAGGGAGCCGTCGCTCTTGTGCATCAGGGTGAGTGGGAGCACCACGTAGCTCACCTCATTCACTTCCTCGATGGCGTGGATCACATCCGATTGGTGCAGATCCTCTCCAATCTGGAGACGGTTCACGAGGTGGGAGAGGTTGGTGCGGATGTCAATGTCCACGTCCGCCTGATCTGCATTGTCCTTGAGCACTACGGTCGCCGAGATCTCCACCTCGTTCTCAATGCTCTGCTTCACCAGCACATCCGCCGTCACATGCCGCATCACGTCCACCTTGGCGGCTACGAGCTGGAGCACGTTGTTCACGGAGTAGGATACGGTGAAGTTCTCCTCAGCCGTGTAGGCCACAATCACCTTCTCACCGTTGAGAATGGTGCCTGACTCGTTGCGGGCGATCTTCGGAGCCGTGGTTAGGTCTCCTCCGGTGAGGAACACGTCGGGTGTTGCAGAATCCCCCTGGTCGGTGGTGTAGGTGACGGTGCCCGCCGTGTTGGTGATCACGATGGTCGTCTCGTCGACGCCTACAGATCCGAGCTTGACGGAGGTGCTGCCTACGAGCACTACACCCTCGTCCGTCACCGTGGTCGGGTCGCCTGTGGGAACCCCGTTCGCCTGTACCACGTTGATCTGGTCGCTGGCCTCAACGGAGTAGCCGAACAGGAGTGGGTCTTCGGTCTTGCTGAGCGAGTAGTTCTCCGTGGTCAACGTGCTTGCAGAGCTTGTGATGCCGGAGATATCTCGGATGGGTTGCACTACGGGCTCGAACGGATCGCTGTCCCGGTACTTGTAGTCGCCGATGAGGATGTCATCTTCATCCACATCAGGCTGAGGAATGTTCACGTCAAGCTGGATGGTGCGGTAGTCCGTGATCGTCACGCCGCTCAGGTCAAAGTCCTGTCCCGTAGAAGTGTTCCTCAGCCCGTAGCCCAAGGAAGCATCGTTCAGCATGGCGAAGATCGGAGTGGCCTCGGTCACTGCGGCAGAAGTCGTCCGGAAGGTCAGGAGCGAGGCCTCGCCCACTGCTTCAAAACGCACGTTGAGGTCTTGGAGGTACTGGAAGGCAAAGGTCTCCTGCACCTCGATGATTGCCGTGCCCTGGATCCAGAGGTCCACCTTGCCGCCGATGTGCTTCTCACGTACATCGTCCCAGTCCCGCATCATCAGGCTCTCACCCGCTTCCTCAACACGGGCGCGGTGTACGCCGGAGGTGTCAAGTGCCGTGCGGAGGTAGCCTCCTGAGGTGCCACGGTCCACACTGACGTAGGAGAGCATGGCTCGCTCAGCGAGACTGAGGTTGCTCTCCTGATCCTGTCCAAAGGTGGTGGCCTCGTTGTTGACGACACTGCTGAACCCGGAGGCTGAGGTAGATGTGATGGCTCCCGCCGCCACGTTTCCCGTCGCCCCTGCGGTCACGGCAGAGATGGAGACGGTCAGCTCGTAGAAGCCCGTGTTCGCGTTGAAATACGAGCTACCATTGGCCGCTGACATGGTCTTGCTCGCAGAGGTCACGAAACTCTGCGAGCTGGTGCCCGCAGCGCTATCTCCTCGGCTTGTCAGTGTGGTGCCCGCATCCACAACCAAGTCCTTACTCGGGGCCGACGTCCGGCGCATGACGGCCTGTCCGATGGCCTTGGTTGCTCCCATACGCTCAGTGAGCGAGTTCATGGCGAGCTTGGTGAACGTCTCGTCGATGAGCGTCTGCACCTCAGCTTCGGTCAGAGCTACCGCAAGGGCGAGTGCCTGCTTGTAGTTCGATTCCTTGTAGGCGATGCTGGTGCCCGTCTGCTGAGGGTCATCGATCTGAATGAGCGTCAGGAAGCTCTGGGCTCGGCTCATGAAGTCGATGAGCAGCCAGATGCGGTTCATCTCCCACGCGGGCGGGTCTACGTGGATGTCACGGGTCACTGAGCCGGGGCGCACATCGATGTTCGACTGAACCCTGAGGATCTCGGTGATGAGTCCCTGCTGGATGGTGTTCAGGTTGCGGGGCGTGAGGTCCTTGACCCGCGTGCTCAGCACCAACGGCAGTCCTACAAGCTCACTCGAGAAGGTGCTCTCGTACTCAATGGCCAGGCTTGGGTCGTAGGCCAATGCCGTAGCGACGTAGTAGATCTCCTGGGTCAGTGCGATAGGGCTGAACAGAGCCTGCGCCGCATCCTGCTGCGGGTAGTCCGTCGCTGTGGAGTCGTTGGCGCGGACGTGGTTGAAGGCGTACACGTAGAACTTGTTCAGGGTCTGAACGTTGATGCTCGTGTCGATGATGACGTTGCTGTCGTCTGGGTCCACTTCTCGGTCGGTGGTTTCCACCGTGGACACTACCTTCTCCACCACCTCTTTGTAGTCATCTACGAGGCGGGTGTTGAGCAGTGTGTAGCCCGCAAGTCCGCCACCCGGCTCGGAAGCTGAGTAGAAGTTGAATCCTACGGTCATCGTGTCGCGCTCTACATCAGCGAGCAGCACGTCCTCAATGTGGGTAGCCAGGAACTCCACGCGGTTCGCGTACCGGTCAATCTTGATGCCGGTTGGTGCGTCAATGAGGAACCCAAGGGAGCCGTCAGAGACGTAATGAATGGTGAGCGTAGCTGCCGTGCTGAGGGAGCCGTCGTACCCTTCCGCCTGGATGAGGAAGACGTTCTGCCCCTCCACAAGCTGCGGGTTCGAGGGAAGTGTCAAGCTCCACTCGCCATCTGAGAGTACAATGCCGCCTGTTGACCCTGTCGAACCGGTGGATCCGGTAGAGCCCGTGGTGCCCGTAGTCCCGGTACCTCCGGTTGTACCAGTGGTGCCAGAGCTTCCATCATCGAGCGGGAAGGCGTTGAAGTCCATCCCAGCGTCACTGCCGTTGGCGAGGACTCGCTTGGTCAGTTCATCCGCTGTGCCCGTGATGGTCTGGCTGAATGCGTTGGTCGAGTACAGGACCGTCGTATCCGAACCAGTGCCGTGGGGCTTGTGGATCTGAGGGATTGTTGGAGTTTCGTTTGCCATGTATCACCCGCTACGCTGGAACCTCGTATCCAAAGCACCCTGCTGAGGGGTGTTGTATACGAGGGACACTGGATCCGGAAGTGCGACCGTGGTGTCTACGGTCACGATCTCGGCGGATCGATTTGTGAATGCAATCTGGATATTGAAGGCGGTCGGTTCCAAGGTGTCTTGCTGCACCTGGAGCTTGAGAAGCGTGCCGAACCGCTCCCTGGGATCAACGGATGCCCCGCTGATGCTCAGGAGTGCTCTCATCTGCTTTGTCTGAGTGTCGGTGTACCGGCGAATAGCCACACGGATATCGGATTCCATCTTGGAGCGAATGATCGCTGCGTTCGTCACCTTTGATCCAATGAGGGACGGAATGCTTGTGCCGTACCAACGGTGGAAGGGGTTGGAACTGATGGCCGTCAGTACGATCTTCTTCATGTCCTGTACGAGCTTCTTCTCGTTGCGGACGGTGAGGAGGGTCCCGTTGATGTTGTACCGGTAATCGTGCTCCATCCGCAGCCCGTGACAACGGCGGCACTCAGAGGATCTGGTGTAGTAGGTGAGCTCGTAGAACTCATCCGTGGCGCGGCGTAGGCTGCGGAACTGAACAAGCCGGGCGGTGGGGTCAAGTGAGGAGGCGTCACGTACCAACCGGAAGCCGTAAGTGGTGTTGCCCACGTCCGTTACCAGGAACCCGTTGATCTTGAGTTCCACCTGACTGTTCGCAAGGGGTCGGAGCGTCTTGACCGTGCGCAAGTCATTCTCAATGGTGGACACTTCGTCCACCACCAGATGCGTGCAAACCTGCTCGATTTTGAGTTCCTGGGTCACCGCAGTCTCCAGAGAGCGCCGTCGTTGAAATACTGGACGTTCATGTCCAAGTGTAGGTGGTCGCCAGTCTTGTGGGTGGATTCGTGAGCGTACTCGTTGTAGAACGAGCGGATGTACCCCCGCCTCACTCCGAGTGCGCCAATGGCGGCTGCGAGCTCAGGCAGCGTGAGGTTCGTCCGGTCCTCGTCCTCTCCGATCAGGTCAAACACCAGGTCGATAGCGTTGCCAGTGAAGTGGGCAACGCCGCCGTGGTTTGCCGTCGGGGGCCAGGCCTCGGTGACACGGAATGCGATGCTGTAGGTGGAGTATACTTCAGAGGCGAAGTTGGCGAGATCAGCGGCTACGTTGGGAGGTGCATAGAACAGGCCCGATTCATCTCCACCCGATCCGGTAGGGTTCCTGAACAGTGCAACGCTCGTAGGGATCTCAACCATCACTCCGGTCTTGAATCCGTACTCATACACGTTGGCAACGAGCTGACGTTTGCGCCGTGGGATGTTGGCGAAGGACACATCAGGGAACTCACCATCGAGCTCTGAAAGGTCGCCGGGGTCAGAGGAGTCCGTGACGTCCGATAGGATCTGCAAGCCTACATCAGAAGGCACGAGCTGTCCGCGTACCTGATCCTGCTCGTCGTCGTCGGACTCAGCCACGGGAGCCAAGAGCAGGTCGTAGATGCGCTCAATGTCGTCGGGGGAGGTGACGTCCGTCTTGAGATCCACTCCGGCGCTTGGGTAGTCAGATTCGGTGCGTACCACCCCGTCGGCCCCGGTCACTTCCACCTCATTCGTCAGGAACGCGGTGACGGCAGCCATTTCTTCGGTGTACCGAAGAAGCATGGTCTTCTTGCGGTCGATCTCGTCATTGAGTGCCAGGTATCGATACCTGAGCTTCGCAACTCGGTCCTCAAGCTGGTCTGCGCGCTTGCCTACGCCCCGGAACTCCTGCACGATCTCAAGGGAGCGCTGAGCGGGAACTGCGTCATCATCGGGGATGCCGTCCATTTTATCAGACTGGAGGTCGCCAACCTGTAGGAGTCGAGGCTCGGAGCGCCATGCGGTGTCGCCGTGAGATAGGTTCCCGGTGAGGCTGTCGTAGCGCATGGGGAACTGGCTATCGGTTGCGCCGTCATGTAGCGCGGAGATCTCGGTGCCCGGCACAAAGGAGGGCACCGTCACAGTGTGTAGGCTGTAGGTGCGTCCACACACTTCAGCGGTGATCTCAAAACTCTCTGCCGCGTCCTTTAGCACCTCAGACCCGAGCCGGTCCCTCTTCGCCTCAAGAGTCGCAATCACCCCTGGAAGCGAGTGAACCTGTGCGTTCAGGAACGCATTGCGTTCGAGGAGCTGGTTCCGAGTGAATGTTCCGAGGTAATCGTAAGGCATTGCTCCCCCTCGCTACAAAAGGACTATGTTCGAGGACGCTGCACATCCATACCAGATGCCGCGTTCATTGGTGTATGGAGACCTACCATGGAAGTCATCGAGCCTGAAACGGCCTACTGGAGCTTGATCTCCATCGTGTTCATCATCCTCTACTCCTTCGGGGTGTTCAAGGAGTGGAGGGCGAAGCGTGCGGAGAGTGATCGCGAGATCTTCTGGATGAAGTTCGTGCTCGCCTGCGTCGTGGGCATCTTCTTCTCCGAGCTGATGGACGGCAGCTACATCCTTGCCGTGGTGTGGTTTGTGATTGCCATGATGAACATCCTCTCCATTGGGATGCGCACACGCTTGGTGACGATGCGGGCTGAGCGTCGAGCCACAACGGCCCAGTATGAAGCTCGGGCTGAGGAGCAGATGCTCGAAATCAACACACACATCGAGCAGATGTCGGCAGATGGCCAGGCATCCATGGCCGAGGCCATCCGCGCGATGGTAGGCATCCCTGATGAGCGTCGCCAAGATCTCCTCCGCAGGTGTGGCGTTTCAACTGAGGCCGAAGAGCAGCTTGACAGCGTTGAGAGCGCCGCCGACTCCGGCAGTGCCACCGAGCAGGGTGACAGAGGCGACGTACTCTTTGGACCCAGCGGAAGGCACCCCCTCGATTGAGTCATCGTTGAGGGCCTGTAGGATGCCGCCGTTGCCGTTGTCGGTAGTGGTGAACAGGCATCCGAAGCTGATCAGCTCAAACACCTGCAACAGCGCGATGATCGCCTGGATCACCTCAATGAAGGTGTTCAGCGTGTTGATCTTCGTCTGCAAGAGCTCAATGAATGCGATGATCTGATCCACTACTCCCGCAATGGACGCAAGCATCATCTCAACGAAGTTGCGTAGCTCTTCAACGGCCAGGATCACGGGCTCGAACAGGTCGCCAATGCCAACCTTGGTCCACCCCTCGCCCGTGAAGTCTGCCGAGCTCATCCACCACTTGCCGTCGGATGCGGTGGCCTCTGCAAAGGCGATAGAGCGCGCCGTAGTGGACTCGCCCTCACCTGGGATGTAGACGCCCTTCACCTCTGAAGGTGTGCCCGTGCCGCTGGTGGCCTTCAAGATGCTCTGAATGAGGGCCACGATCTTCTTCACCACGTCACTTGCGCCGGGGTTCACATCCGGAATGGTCAACGGGTTCAAAGGTCCGTACCTTGGAGTCACCTGGTACCAGTAGGCTTTTCCGGCCTCTACGGTCTCATCCAAGTAGGCGAACTGCTCGTGGGATGCGCCTACCATCGACTGACCGAAGCCGAAGTTGACGTCCACCGTGTCGAGCTCATCAAAGGTGCGGACGGGCTCTCCTTCCTCGTCTCTTACCATCTCCCCGGCAGATTCCACTTCCCCAGCCGAGTCGAGCACGTCGTAGGTCTCGATCTCCCCGCCTTGGGTCTCGGAGCGTGAAATGGTGAAGGTGTTGGGGATGAGCTTCTGGTCAAGCTTCCAGGTGAGTAGCGCGGAGTCCGGTGTGCCACCTGTGGTCAGGATGGCACCAGAGTTCTTCTCTACGATCAGCTCTTCCCCAGTGAACCAATCAAACCTGAGCACGAGCTCCATGTTCTCGGGGTCGACTGCTACGCCCGCAGTCTCGAACTGAGATGCAAGAGTCGCGGTTGTGGCCAGGAGTGTGTCCTGGCGTGCGTTGATGAGCTTGCCATCAATCCTGCCGTACCCGTCGTCGTAGTACTCGTTGTAGAACTCCCCGTTGATGGCACGCACGCTGAAGTTCTTGGGTGGGTTCAGGTTGGGTGCAGCCTTCTGCTTGAACAGCGCCATCAGGAAGCCAAAGGACGCCATCAACTCGCCAATATCACCTGAGGTGACTACGAGGTGGAAGCTGATCACGGAGGCCGAAGAGCTGAAGTTCGGTCGGTTGGACGCGTCAGGGCTGAGAAGGGCGTAGGCCATGCGACCGCGCCAACCCGACATACCGCCCAACACGTTAGCCCCAAAGCCCTTGTCGGTAGGCTTAGGGGCGTCGACGTACATATACAGGCCCGTTTGGGAAAGGTCTGCAAGGAGCCCCTCCACAATAGCCAAGAGAGCCTTCAGAACGACTGCCAGGATGTTGGTGATGTCGAGCAGGAACACCTTGATGATCTCGAGGATCGTGGACACGATCTCAAGAATGGTGGACACCGCCTCAAGGACATCGCCAATAGCCTCAAGCGCGTCGAGTAGCTCTTCAGGGAGTCCGACGGATACGGAGACCCACTTACCGCTTGTTGCCATTCTTCTTGACCCTCACTGTGTGCCCCTTGGCGTTGTTGGCGCGGGAGCGCATCATCACTTCCAGCTTCTTGAGCTGGCGGACGTGCTCCTTCTCGTACTCTTCCTTGGTCATCTCCATCAACCGTTTCACGATCTGAAGCTGAATGCGCAGCGGAGATTTGCCGCTGGAGAAGGTCCACCCCTCTTTCGGGGGGTTTTGCATCTCCTCTGCGAGCTTCTTCAACTCGGCTACCTCAAGCTCATCGATGTTGATGTCGTCAAAGTTGACCCTGAATTCCATATCAGCCTCCCAGTAGCGATAGGATGCTCAGCAACGAGCTGGATTCTTGTACGTCCCGCACGTACTGAGCGTGCCCGGCGAGTGCCTTGAACAGTGTGCCTGATTCTCTGTTCACTCGTAGGTCGAGGAACGTGAACCTCTGGGTGTAGAGGTCCTCAGATGTGCTGTCTGCGCTGAAATCAGGCTGGTCCGTGTTGTCGTACCCGAGGGCGGTGTTGATCTCTCCCAAGCGGGCGACGATCGCTACCATCCGGGCCTCCACCTGGCTAATTCTGCTGTCCAGAGTCACGGGAGTGACGGGCAGCACGGTAGGTGGCGAAACGGCGCTCACATCCACTCCGGTGAGGAACGTCCACCGGGTCCGGATCTGGGCATCGCTTGAGGTGCCTGAGCCGGTGACGATCACGTCATCGTACCACGTCTGAAGGTTGTCCAGAGCGGCCTGCACGTCCACAATAGCTTCGCCCACCAGAACCAGAGTGGCTACCGCGTCGTCGTAGGTGGTCACTTCGGGGTCACCGCTTGGAACCGGGGTGATCTGCCCCGTCAAGCTGGTGAGGAAGGTCTGCTGTCGGGTCAGGGACTCCTTCTGGAGGTTGAGTACCAGGAGCTGCTGCTTCGCGTTGTCGGTGATGGCCGTGAGGTCAGCGGGGCGTCCGCCCGATTGCCACTCAGCCTCGAGTAGTACAAGCTCAGCAGCCGATCCGTTCTTGAGCAGGTCGTACTCGTTCATGTCCCGGTAGATCCACCCCAAGAAGTCCGAGTAGGTGGTGGGATCCGCCTCAATGTTCCGGTGGGGCGTGCCCTTCAGAGTGTCAGCCTCAATGGCATCGTCAATGGTCTGAAGGGCTCCAATAGCCATGCCCTCGTAAGAGGACGGAACGTAGCTCATGGAGCGTGGGGCTGCGGATTCGTAGGTGGTCAAGGGAGGGGAGGATACGTCGAAGCCCGCCCAATCAGCGCGGTCAAGTTCCTTCTCAGCCGGTGGGAAGATGGGAACAGCGTCGCTCGGATCTCCTGTATCCTGTACTGGAGCCTGGGCTTCGATGTCAACGTCGGCTGGTGAGATCGCGTAGTTGGTGTAGTCGTCGGCGGTGATGGGATGAACGTAGGTCGGGTCCAAGGAGAATGGGTACCAGTTCTCGATGAAGGTCGTAGGCGCTGATGCTGAGAAGCCGATGCTGAAGATGCCGAGGATGCCGAACGCTGTCGGCTCCTGGTTCGCGCCCTTGTAATGCTTGCCCTGCGGGGGCCATGGCGGGAAGGTCACTACAGGAATGGTCGGGTAGTCGTCATCCATCACGAGCCGCCCTCCGTCGTCCTCAAGGGACTGTCCGAACAGCACCGGAAGGCGGTAGGGGCGCGCGGGCAGTGCAATGTCCTGTCCCTTCTTGAAGATCCTGAGGATGATGCTTGCCGTGATGGGGAACAGGCGTCCGGTCCCCCGAGCACTCTCCTCAAGGTCATCGTTCGTGAGCTGTCCTCCGTAGCCCCCTGTCACCTCACCGCTGAGCTCCTGCTTCTCCGATTCCAAGTATCCAACGCGGGTGGTCATGAAGTCGTAGATGCGTTGTGCAATCAGGTCATTGTCGTAGAGGTCTCCCACCTTGGTCACTGGCGTCTCGAGTCCGCTCTGGTGGTTCCCGCCGCTTGCTGCAACCGCAGGTGAGGAGCCTGCTGATACCTGCCCAGCCTTCTGCCGTACTGCACTCTCAACCACCGCCTGGTAGATGGCTGCTTGGGTGGAGTTGTTGACCACCCTGAAGTAGAAGGTGTCAGGCACCACGTAGTCCATCGATCCGCGCAAGCCCACACCGGAGGGTGAGACGCTGTAGTACGAGTAGGCGATGGTGAGCTCGTCACGTAGCGCGGAGAGGCGGAATGGCACGTACCGGATGACGATGGTGTCGTCAGATGCGTCCACAGGATCACGGAAGGTGATTGTGCCGTCCAAGGCTACGGTGTAGTCGATTCCGAAGTCCAGGTCTACGGCATTCCGGATCACCCGGATGCTGCGCCCACCCAAACCGGGAAATCTATCTTCCAGAGTCAGGAGATCTATGTTCCCGTTATAGCGGTCAGGGATTTCGTGGATGGGCGTGTAGAAGGTCTTGAGGTCCTCATCTCCTACTGTCGGGATCGGTACAGTCGTGATCTCAATGACGTTGGCTGCCTTGACGGGCTGTGTGAGCTGCTTTGTGAGCGATACGATCAGGTCAGTGCCATCGGTCACCGCGCCCTTGATGGCGTAGACGTCCAGGTCGTTCACCCGGAGCAGGATGCCCTCGTAGTAGGCGGCTTCGTTGACGGCCTCGTTGAGCAGCGTGAAAGTACTCACCCCTTCCGAGATGTCATCGTGAGTTCCGACCGCATCCATCCAGGTCACGGTGCTCTTGCTACGGAAGGTGCTCGGGTTGATGTACTTGGTGCGCGTGCCCGCTCCGAGGGTCAGTGTGGTCTTCAGTGTGGTGCCGTCGTAGGCTGAGGAAACGATGTGGTAGTGGTCGTCCTCGAGCTTCAACACCACACCGGCAACGTACTCAGCGGTACGGTCGCCGTCAACGGCGATTGTCAGCACGTCAGGCTCCAACTCCACACGGTTGAGCTGGATTGGCGGCCTCTGCACGGAGAAGCTGAACTCACCGCCCGCAGCGGGGTCCGCTCCAGTGATGAGGATGCCCACACGTCCAATGCCTGGCACCTCCACGGAAGGGCTCTTGACGTCCGCTCCCGTGATTACGGTCCCCTCGGACCCCTCCTCGTCGGTGGTGTAGTCAACGGTGGGATGGTCACCTTCGAACAGGGGGCGGTCGATGTTGATCCAGCCCGCTTGCGGCACGATGTTGTACTCGTCGATCTCCACACCGTTGACGTAGAAGGAGAAGTTGATGTCTACGAACGCGGTGTCCTCAATGAACACGTTGCCGAGCAGAGTCTCCTCCGTGTACCCGTGGGTGAGAAGCACCTGCCCAACCCCGAGGTCCACAATGTAGTCGGTGTCCTCGGTGAGAGTAACGGGAGTGCCTGTGGTGTCCTTCAGGACGATCGTGTTCGGCACCGCGTCGATGTTGGCGAGCTGAAGCATCTCATACTGTCGACGGCTACTGTCAGCGTCACCCGCAGCGCCGGGAGCACTGTCGAAGTTGGTGAGTACCAACTCGCCTGGAATGGTGGCAGTGAACAGGATCGCGGGGAGGTCCTCGTCGATGGTGAAGTCCACGTTCTCAACGAGTGGGTCAGTGTACCCATCTGGCACGGGGTCATAGCGAAGGCTGATGGTGCCCGCCGTCGGTACGAAGCTCATCCGGACGTTGTTGACGCCGCTCAACTCAGAGGCAAGCACTTCGTCCTCGAGGGAGAAGTTCAGGCTGAGGTCCTTCTGCGAGAGTACGGGGTTCTCCTTGAAGGTGATGTCGATGCTGCGCTCAAGGGTGGCAACGCCTGTGCCTGCGCTGTAGGCCACGGTGGAAGTTCCGTCCTCCACCTCAGCGTAGTCCACCGTCTTCCCGGTGTAGGTGTCCAGGTCGTCCGTGTTGAAGTTGAACGTGCCCTCTGCAATGGCGAACTCCACGTTGCCGGATGCTGGAGTGCCAAAAGCCAGCTCATCGGCTACGGCTGCAACCGTGAGGGAGATGCCCGACACCTTGATGGTGAAGTCGGCTGGCCTGTTGGAGAAGTCGTTGAGGTAGTCAGTGCTTACCTCAAGGCGTGGGCTGTTCGAGATCTTGCCCAGCTCGTAGTCAACGAGGGTCCACCGGTTGAGGCTCTGAGTGAACTCGAACTTGGTCTGCCAGTTGCTGTTCCGTGCCCAATCGACGGTCACGTCCCCAGCGAGGATCTTGCCTTCAAGGATCTCGGTGCCCTTGAAGTCATCGAACTCAATGCCCGCGTAAACGGTTGCAGACACAAGGGTCTTGAGCTTGAATCTCACGTACCTCACGGAGGTTGAGGCGAACCCTACATCGTCTGTCTCGTTGGGAGCGTCTGCATCGAAGGTGAGGGTGTTCCAGCCTACGCTCAAGGAGCCGGAATCCACGCTCCACATGCGCTTGTTCCCAAGGGTGTCTTCCAGGGTGAATCGGATGTCGTCCAACCCAACCAAGGTCCCGAGGTACACGTCCACGAAGAAGTCAAGGTCGTCGTAGGCTGAGTAGTCAGCTACGGTGAGGTCCTTCTCAATACCTGCGTTGGTGCCCGCCGTTCCGGTCTTGTTGAAGACGATGCTCTTGGAGCCCTGCTGCGGGTCCCGGCTCGTCAAAGCTACGCCGGAGGCCTGGTTGATTGCCACCCACCCGTCGATGGTCTCGAACGTCTGCTCTGAGCTGACGTTGATGCCCGATCCCTCGTCGCTGACGTAGACCATGTACTCGACGGCAAAGTCGGGCGGCGGTTTGGTGCCTTCTCGCTCATCTCCGACAGGAGTCTCGTCTCCGGGCGTGTACGGATAGGCACCCACTTCCTCAATGTTGTTGGGAAGGGGCCAGACGGGGGACTCCGCAAGAGGACGAGTCTTCGCAGGCAGCGTGCTTTGCGCGTTGGTCAGAGCCACGCGCGGCTGCTTCACGATAAACTCGTCTGTACGGACGAATGTGGATAGTTCAAGTGCCATGTGATTTGATCTCTATTTGGCTGGTCTACAGAAGTCTGCCGCTTCCAGTTCCTGATGAAACACCGGGACCAGCAGGCCCAGCGATTACGACGGTGTATTTTACGTTGGTCATCATGAAAGTGACCAACCCCGAGCTGATGGCCAGTACCATCTGGGGCCAGTTCACCCCTGTGAATCCCGCCGCTGCTGTGATAGCCCCAGCCATCCCCGCTGGCTCAATGCCGATGATACTTCCGATACCTACGCCTGCTCCTACACCAGCGTGTGCGGTGACGGTCTGCGCACTCGCGAGGTACGTGCAAGTAGCTGACGCAAGGCCGAGTGCAAACTGACTCATCTGAGGTCCGAGCAGTCCAGCACCTTTGAGGTTGGCCTCGAGGATACCGTAGAGGATCGGCGGTGTGCAGGTAGGAGCCAACAGAACCCCATTCCCTACTCCCGCTCCGGGTGCGCCCACGTCTCCAACGGTCGTGATGATGTTGGCTGGGTGGGCAGTCAGATACGTTGTGAAGCCGACAGCGATCCCGTTCGCCAGTTGAGCAGCCTGCGGTCCGACGAACGCGGTGTTCGTCATGATGAGCCCGGTGTATATGGAGGGTACCATCGCCATCAGAGTGACGCCTTTACGGTGAGCGAGCCAATGTGCGGAGCTCCGGTCACAAGGCAGGGGTGAGCAGAGGTCACCACGCCGCCAATCGGAGCAGCTCCGAGGTTCACCGCGCCGCCAGTCACATTGATCACCCCGCCCGTGATCTGAATGATTCCCGAGGCCGCTATTGACATGGCTCCCGCCGCCGTCGAGACGCTGATTGCCCCCGTTGCCGTCACAATCGAAATGGCTCCCGTACCTACCGACACGGAGTAGCTTCCGGTACCAATCGACGTCAGCTTGTTGCCTGAGCCGATTGTGTCGGTCATGTTGCCCGCCGCAATCGTGGTCAGGTCGTTCCCGAGTGTGATGGTTGCCGAACGGCCACCAACCATGAGCAGGAGGATGTCAGCGTTGGTGCCTGTTCCGGGCGTCGATACCGTAACGTCACGGGGTCCACCAACCAGCTCGTTCTGCTCACCCGTGACGGTGTTCTTGTGGTCGCCACCGATGGTCTGGTGGAAGTCGCCCGTGACGCTCGTGCTCTTCTTACCGAGGATCTTCTCGTTGGATGCACCGTGAATGGTCAGGTTGTAGCTGCCTTTGGTCGTGACGTGATAGTCGCGTCCAACAGTCCTGTACTCCTTGCCAGTCATCGATGTCCGGAGGCTGGTCTCCTCAGAGTCCGTGCCGTTGATGGACATGTTGACGCCGCCAGCAGCCGTCACGTCGATGGAGCGTCCCTTCTCCCCTTGATCGTTGGTCAACCCTCGGCCAATGACAGCCTTGACAGCGCCTTCGGCTCTTATATAGGCCGACGTGCCCGTTGCGTTTTCCTTCCCAAGCGTCAGCTTGAGAGCGCCCGCGAGAGCGGCATGGACGGAGTGCCCATCGCCCAACGACCCGCTCTGGGAGGATCGTGGCACACTGATGTAGACGTTTCCGGTCTTGGTGATGGCCCGTCGGTAGTTGCCTACACGGAGGTAATCAGCCACGGCTTCGGAGTGGATCTCGTTGTCCCTGAACACACCGCGCGAGCTCTGAGCCTCATTGAGTGCCCAAACGCCGGTCGCCTGGGTCATCGAAGTGAAGAGCTGAGCCTTGAGCACGCGTCCGTAGATGTCAGGGTCGGTGATGTCGTTCCCTACGAGGGTTCCCTGCACATGCTCAATCAGGGGGATGCGGGCGTCGCTGTCCCCCGCGAAGTGCTCCGTATCCTCCGTGAACCTCATCGACAGAGGCGAAAGCTCGTGAAGCTCCAACCGGCGTTCGGTCAGCGGCACACCTCGCTCAAGGGGTGAGATTGGGAGGGCACAGACGTAGTTGACCTTCTTCCCGTTGGGAAGGGTCATGGGATTGATCAGCCGGGCCGATACCGCACCTTCGTAGGTGCTGGTATCCATGAGGGGGATGCCCTCTTCCATGTCGTAGGTGTCACTTCCCGGCTGCAGGATGTGGTCGTCTACGGCAAGAAGGTTCCGAGTGATGGGTCCGGTCTTAACGTAGCCACCAGAAACGTTCTCTACGCGCGCAATGGAGTTCCCTACGAGGGTGCCGTCATCACTCCTGAGGAGGAGCTCGTTGCCGTCGGAGTTGCTGAGAAGTACGTCATCGGTCAGTACAAGGTCAGAGCCCTGCGTGGATTGGAGCAGAACCTGGCCGGGGAAGAGCTTGCGCAGTCGGCCTCGGATGGTCTTGCTGATCCGCTCGCGAACGTCATCCTCTTCGGTGGCGGGAAGTCCAATCAACTGGGACTCACCGCGCCGGGCTGCCTGCACGCCGAGAGGGAGGTACGTGAGGATCACGGGCTCCCAAGTGTCTGCGCCCTTGTGGTAGAACCCAATGACGCAGAGAGCTCCCACCTCCGGCATCACGCCCATGAAGGCAGCACTGCTCCAGTATGCGGACGTGAGGTGGACGGCGCTTCGACCTCCAGTCTCCTGGAGGTACCGGAAGTCGATCTTGTACTTCGCCGTGTCAACGCGGGTGATCTCTGCCACGCGGAGGCGAAGGTACTGAAGATTCTTGAGCTCTGAATAGCCCGTGGAGTTCTCATCAAGAAATTCAGGCATCTAATACCTCAAGAGTCCTCACCCAGGATGTCCCGAATGATGGCGGATGTGGGGTTGGCCGGAACCTGAACGGTGGTTGTGGGGCTCCCATTCCCTGTAGAACGCTCGGCAGCGGGCACAGATGGCGAAATGGGTCCCGCTTGGCGGCTAAGAAGATTGCCAAGCGTGTGAGAGGCGAACTGCCCAAAGGGTGTCGATGAGCCTCCATCCCCTTCCTGAGCACGGCTCTTCTCGGCTTCGTAGTCCCAGATCTCGGAGTCGGATACCTGGTAGGAATCGTCAAGCAACGAGTCAATGTCAGACACTCGCTCGAACACATCGTTGAGGGTTGAGCCGAGGTTCTGTAGGGTGAGCACGTTGTCGATAGTGTAGTTGTCCTGGCATCCGCAGACGTTTGAGCTCTCGTCGTCCGGGGACATGGATGCGAATAGTTGACCGACGTCCGTCTGGTCAATCTTCATCACACCCGCGCCGGTCATGACGCCGCCACCCGCCGTAGATCGGGTCTGGGTTCCCTCCGTCACCTCGGTCTGGTCATCGGGAGTCATCTGCCTCAGAAGAACAGCGGCATTGGCACGCGCGGCTGCGGCTGCGTCCGTACTTCCATCTGCCTGCCCATCCTCGTCCGTGTTACCGGATGCTGCGGCGATGTCGCCTACCTCGTCAATGATCAGGCCGCGCCCGTAGGGGAAAGCACCCACAAGCTCGTAGCCGCTGGAGTCTGATACTGGGATGAGCGCATTGCTCACATCCTGTCGGAGGTCAGGGCTGACGGTGTCCTCCGGACACCAATGGACGTGCATGGCGGTCTGATCATCGTCGAAATCGTACACCCACAAGCCACCGCTGATGTCCCATGTGATGCCGCGCCGCATCTGGTCCCAGCCCTTCTGAAGCTGAAGCTTGTTGTCGGAAACGTCCACGTACCCACCCACACGAGCAACCTTGTGAGGGACGCCTTCCGCGTCAGGTACGCCAATGGAGAAGGGGTCGTCAAGTGAGGACTTTGCGTTGAACTCCTCCACCGAAGCTGGGCGCATGATCACGTTGGGCAACCCTACGTTCCTACCGTCGGTGTCGCGGTTGACGCCGTTGTTGTCCACCCGAACCATCTCACCGTTCGGAGCCTGCGTACCGTTCTTGAAGAGCAGGTCGGTGGAGCTGAACCGTGTACGCCTTGCGCGTAGGCCCAGGGTGGTCGTGAAGGAGCTTCCGAATGCGAAGGAGTGGCTGATGGAGTGAACGTAGTAGAAACAGTCACGGCTCTCAACGTACACAGGAAGACCGAGCCGGAGCTCAGGACGTCCTGGGATGGTGATTGAGCCGGTGAAACGGTTGGCTGCGTACTGAGCCACCTTGTCGACGGCGTAAAAACCACAGGCTTCGCCGGTCTTCAGCCAGTGTGCTTGGATATTCTCCTGCCTCACCCCGTACTGACGGCAGAGGTGGAAGTCTTGGAAGCATCCGTTGGGCTGTACCTCAGCGGACATGCCGCTGTCGAACATCGAGTTGAGCTGTCCCACAACGTCTACGCGCGTGGCCTCCGGCTCTGACTCCTCGAAGTTCCAGTTGAGGACGTCGATGTCCCTGATCCAACTCACCGGGAAGTTCTGGCGCGCATCGATGTTGAAGAACGGTGGCTTGAATACGATCTCGCCAGTGGTGTCCATAAAGAACTCCCACCCGATGTGGTCCTTCACCTGCACCATGATGTCCAGACGGCCTCGGTGCTCGCTCTGGAAGTTGTCGATGTTCCCAATGGTCAGGAACGGGCTGAAGTGGGATTCGTTCACCGCAAGGTCAACGCCGAAGAGGCGCTGCGATGAGACGTTGTTGAGCTCTGCCGCGATCTGAGCCTGGGTGTCTCGATCGCCTGCATAGAAGGCAGCGGAGTTGAAGATGCTGTCTCCGGCCACTCCGTACACACGGATTGCGCGGGCAATCTTGTTCATCCGAGCGCCCCAGTACTTGATGAGCTGGTCTGCGCTCTCCCTCCACACTTCTCGAGCGTCCTCAGATACCAGATTGGCGTTCTGGAAGCTCTGTACCTCGATCAGGTCCACGCGCGATACGGTAGAGAGGGCCGCGAGGATCTGGAACGGATTGCTCCGCTGGAATCGTGTGGCCCATGCCTGTTGGTTGTTGCGCCCACTGATGCGGTCACTCAGGAGTGAGGGATGCAGGTTGAACTTGATGATGTTCCAGAAGCTCAGCATGTCAGAGCAGTTGATGCTGAGCGTGTGGTTGCCGTCCGAGTAGTTCTCGCTGATGTTGTTGATGTAGCCCCAGAACGCGCGGTAGTAACGGGGGAATCCGTGTACCGTGTACGCCCCCTTGAACCAGATCTCCACTTCCATCATGTTGGTCAGAACGGACTGTCCATCACGGATGAAGGAGACGTTGGCCGAGCGTGGTACCACCATCTCGAGCGAGGCGTTGCCACCGCCAGCTCCGTCCGTGTCCAGAGACGTCGAGATTGAGGTGACGTACTGCTTGACTGGAACCTTGGAGTCACACTCAAGGCAGAACGGGATCGCGTACTCCTCGTTGACGTAGATCATCGCGTCGGGAGCCTGCACCACAGTGGGCTTCGTGTTGTACGTCCCCAGGTAAGGATTTCCCCGGATGTCCGCTGAGAAGTCGCTTGAACTCATGTGTCTTCTCCCGGTGTGTTCTGATTTACCTGCGCCCAGATCCGGGCGAGGAGGTCGTTTGGTGTCAGGTGGAGCACCTTCGCCACCGCTTCAACCCGGTCCTCTTGTGAGGTGGTTGCGGTGAGGAGGTACAGGATTTGATGCGCCGTTCGTGAGTCGCCGCGCGCTACATGGATGAGGGCTTCCTCCAAGCCGTAACGAATTACGTCGGGGTGTACTGCCTTGCCCATGGATGCTCCTATTCGGAAGCCTCGGAGAGGAGCCGGGCCACCCTCTCACGTCCTTCCTGTGTGGCGAGTAGCCGGTTGATTGCAACGATCTCAAGGTCCTTGACAGGCTCTTCAGAGGGGTTCCACTTCGCGATGGTCCAGTCGTGGAACCTATCTGCCGTTTCCCCAAAGAAGGGGAGCAGCGGGTGCGAGATGCAGTTGTGGACGATGTCCCAGAACTTGTCTCGGAAGTAGTAGGCTGCCAAACGGAAATCAATCATTGAGTAGTTCCTGTCTTGTCACGGTTGGGAGTAGGTTGATGGCGTCCATCTGCGCTCCACTCACGCCAGCCACGGCGGGACATGTACCCAGAATGTTGTCGTTGTCTGCGTCAACCCACCCATCAGATTCCAGCTCTGCGAGTCGAACCTTGGCCTCGGCGGGGGTCATCAACTCCTGCCCTTGAAGGCTGTCCCCTACGGACTCCGGACGCCATTCCCAGGTGTCAGAGTTGTCTTCAGAGCCACGCACCAGCACCACCCGCACACGGCGGTTCTTAGTGATCTGGAACACCATACGCTGACCGGGCTGGTCAGGGTGTCGCATAGAGAGGAACATGCTGAAGTCGCCGAAGGTCGTACTCATGAGGTACTCAGGCTGGTATCGTTGAAGTATTCACGCACGGTGAACTCGAATGAGTACTCCATGGTGTAGGGGTTGTCAGCATTCTCTGACATACTGAAAGTGTCGAAGTGGCCGATCCAAGTTTCTGTGTCGTAGGTGATCTGTACGGCACCTACGAGTGAGATGCGGTTCGTGTCCGTCACCTCAAAGAGGTAGCCATTGTTCCGGTAGATCGTGAACAGGTGCATCAACTGCTGATACGAAGCGCTGTTACGCCTGAAGTACCGCGTCAGGCCGGTCTTGTTGGTGTAGGTGGCACCGATCTTCCCGTTGCAGGAGAGCTTGTCCTGCTCCTCACCCCAGTGCTCCTCAATGTGGCCGTGTCCAGCCATCTGCTCCTGAACTCTTCGTCCAAAGGTGCGGGTGAGGTCCGTGGGGTTGATGTAGAGCATGAGCGGCTCTATGAAGTCCAACGTCTGAAGTGTGAACTGAATGTCCTCAGCCATCTCAAAGAAGCCGTCCGAGCTCACAAGGTTGTCGCCTACGAACCCGACGTCTGATTGGGAGCGCTCAAGCTCGGCGTTCTGGTTGAATGCACCGTTGATATCGAGTTCAATCTTGGGTGGGAGCAGCTCGATGGTCATCGGGAGGTACGACTTGGAACTCGGGCGCACGGGCTCGACGTTCCCCGTGCGGGAAACATCCCCCGCGTAGGACACCTCCATCACGCCCGGCACCTGGATGAGGTCGACGAACCGCTGGGTCAGGCTCTTCTCAGTCTTTGCCATCAGCGCCCCACAGTACGGAACTGATGGTGAACCTTGAAAGTGAAACTCACATCAAACACGAAGGGGCTTGCGGAGCTCTCAGCGATCACAAGATTCTCGAAGTAGCCGTTGAAGATGTTGGAGTCGAAGTGGAGGTTGATTGAGCCGCTGAAGATCACGTTGCCGCGCTGGTCGTAGACGAGTCCATTGTTCCGGTACAGGGCTACGAGCTCAAGGTACTTCCTGTAGGCAATGCTGGCCTTGCGGTTCAGTGCCGAGATGCCAGAAGTGGTCGTGATGAACGCCCCGGTGGAGCCGTTGCATGAGATGGAGTCGAGCTCCTCGCCCCAGTGCTGCTCAAGGTAGCCGCCGCGTGTGATCTGCCGGGTGATGAGCTTGGTGTATTGCTCTTCGAAGGTCGAGGGGTTGACGTGCATCACCATGTAAGGGAAAGTCGCACCACTCTGAACCACGCTGCTCTCGCCGTGCCTCACGTCGACAAGCTCAAACACCACGAACTGACGCAGCTTGTCGATGTAGCCACCGGCTGGGTTCGTGCCTTGAGCACTACCAACCGCATCCGTGATGGTACCCACGGCTCCGGCAACAACACTCCCGCCCGTGGGAGCCCCCGTGTTGTTGATTACTGGTGAGGGAATCTTAGGCATCAGACCCTCTGGCTACGTGAGTATTCTTGGAAGGCTCGGCCCATCATCCGCTTGATGTCATCAATGCCGTAGACGTTGCCGTGAACGTGGAAATGGAATCCGCCCGGTGCATTGCCGCCGCTGAGAGGCACAACAGCCTCAGGTCCCGCCTCACCAATGAGCGCCATCGTGGGGCGGTTGACAATGCCTCCCTCTGCCATGGGGTTAGCCAAAGCTGCCCAGTACGAATTGATTGCTGCTTGAGCAGCGTGCGCCTCGGGGGTGTCGTTGATGAGCCCCCTGTCGCCTGCGTACATGAAGGCCATCGAAGGGGTGTTCGCCTTCATCGCAAGAGGGTGCTGGTCTCTCCAAGACGCGAACATGGGGTCATCTGTCGTGACGTCGTCGAGCGTCCAGCCGCTTGCAGAAAGAGCAGCAAGAGCGGAGTCCCGAGCCGTGGTGCTCAGGTCGCCCATGTTGTGCGCGGCCTGCACTCTCTCTTCAGCCGCCGCCCGCGCCTCGGGTCCTCTGGTCGGGTTGATTGATCCGCCTACGCTCAGGGGTGCTCGAAGTGCGCCGGATTCGTGAGTGAGGGATCCACCAGGAGCTCCACCAGCAAGATTGTCTCGGCCCGTACCAAGCCTGGAGTCAACCGCTGTATCAACGCTACCGCTCGAGAAGCTCGATCCACCGCCGTATGCGTCAACGAAATTCTGGAAGTCAGTGTCGCCGTAACCCCTTACAGCCTCTTGCTCCTGCGCAACATCTTGTCGCATCTGGAGCAGCCGTTCTTGACGCTGAGGGCTTGCGTCCTGGATCTCGTTGTCAATCTGACGCAGAACCTTGTCGTAGGCGTGTACGGCCTTCTGCTGGTCACTGCCGAAGGCGGAT